TAGGCCACCGAGATCGGCACGGGGCCGTTGCGGCGTTCGTACTGCCTGAGAGCATCCACGATCTGACGGCCAACCTCGGCCCCGTCGGTGCCCATTCCAGCATTGACAGTCACGTTGATGGTTGTGCCACCAAGGCTGCCCATGCGATCCAGGGGGATCACAGCCTCTGGGCCTGCCTCTCCAAACACTCCGACGGTTGGGCGAGTCACAATCCCGCCCTCTGCAAATGCGCGGATTTCGGCGAAGATGCGCCCCTCGCCTGATGGAGGGCGACCTGCTGCCGTGGCACGGAACTGCTGCGGTGTCAGGATTGGAACAAATGGAGCCGGAGCCGCTGGAGTAGGCGGCGGCTCGGGTGCTGGTGCCGGGCCACCGATATTGGCATTTACTGGCACCTTGAGTGCCGCGCTGATTTGCGCAGCGATTTGATTGAGCAGGGATTGAAGTAGCGGTCGGACTTGTGTCTCAAGCGCGGATACATATGCCTGCGCAGATGCCAGGCCAGCGCCGTAGAACGTTTGCGCCGCTAGAACTCCGGCATCATTCGCAGCTCGCCCAACAGTTGCGACAAGGCGATTGGCCTCCTCAATGGCTGCGGAGCCTCCGGCCAAGAGTTCTGCCGCGACACGCGAACCAGTCCTAGCGCCGAGGGCTGCAATGTCTTGCACAACCTCCAAGGCAGCGTTGGCTCGAATGAGTTGCTGGATCTGATCGCCAAATGCTTCTGCTGCATTCGCTCCTCGTTGAAGGAACTTGATGAAGGTGCCTTGCTGGCTACGCGCCTTGGCCAGCGCGTCACCAGCCTCTGCAAGGCGCTTTGGGTCATCTCCCGCTACGGCCTCATCGTATTCACGTTGGGCATCTGCCAGCGCGCGAGTTGCCTCTGCCTGCGCTTCTGCGGCGTCGGCAATGCTGTTGCCGTCTCGAATCCCCTGAGAAACGGTCTTGAGAGTGTCGTTGTATTTGGTCTGCCATTCGCCAAGTTTTTGCTTGGCAGAATCCAAGGCGCTGTTGAGGCGATCACGGATAGTGCCGACCATGTCCTCGAACTCGTCCTTGGTCTTGGCTGTGATCTCCCCAGTAGCCAGCATCTTTCGAGAGAAGGCTGCGATCTCATCAGCGCCCAGGCTGCGTGTCAGTTGGTCATAGGCAACAGCGCTGCGATTGACACCTTGCAGTTGCCGACGCATAGCGTCATCGAGCTTGACTATTTCTTCCCGCGTCTTACGCGCACCACCAGCTGCCTCGTTAGCGCGGTTCTTCCACTCATTGAGTGTCCCGCCCATGAACGAGATGTCTGCTCCATAGGCACGAGCCTGAGCAGTCAGGCGATCTGTCGCCGCCCCGGTTGAGCGAATGAATGAGTAGTTAGACCTAGTGGCTGAGTTCACCATGGGTATGTATTGGTCCATGGTGCGGATCAACATGCGTAGCTGGCCGTCTTGCGATCCCAGCGCGACGGTGACACCGTCTGTTTCGCCCCGCCATCCCTCAAGGATCGTGGCCACAGTTTCAAGGCCATTCCAGAAAAGCGGGAAATCGTTGATTAGGTAGTTGATGATCCGCTGTAGCGTGGACATTTCATCCACGTTCTTGCCAGCGCCGATAGCCATATCCTCAAGCGCCAGTCCGATTGTTAGTACTGCACTCGTGGTCTCGCCAATGCGACGTCCAACACCCTGCATGACGGGTTGCAGATCTCGCATTACATCCACAAGATCATTTGTTTGACCGCTGGCGTCATCTATTGCATTTAGGAATCCATACCCGAGGGATTCGCTAAGTTCGCTGAAGGCAACATTCAGCCGATTGAGCATGCCCTGATAGGTGCCCGCCGCGGCTGCCGCCTGACCGCTGAACTTGTCGGACAGGGCGGCTGTGATCGCGTCCATGTCTTTGGACTTCAAGATGCTGGCATCAAGGCCAACACCCAGGCGTTGCAGGGCGGTGGTCTGCCCTCCGTAGGCCCTGGCCAAAGCGGTTGTCACGGAATCTAGGTCGCGGCCCGTGCCCGCGGCAACATCGAGCGCTAGCCGCAAAGCATTCTGCGATGTAGTTACATCACCCGTCACGGTTATGAGGCGTTGCAGCGCGGGACGCAACTGGTCATCTGCGACGCCCGTTGCAAACATCAAGTCATTGACGAAGCGCTCGACACCAGCATTTTGGCTGGCCAGCCCAACATTCTCCATGGCCTGCGCCAGCGCGACCATGGACTTCTCGTCCTCAATCGCGGCTTGGGTTGCGTCCTTGAGGTAGTTCACAACGCTGCCTACGGCGACCAGGCCACCAATGGCAGCACCGACTCCCAAGAAGGACTTCTTGACGCTGCTAGAGAAGCCGCCAACCTGACGCTCGAAAGCACCAAGGTCTCTTTCGGCCTTCTTTACGCCTGACCCATCCCAGTCGCCATAGATGCGAACCTTGGCACCGCCGAAAGCCATTAGACCAGCCCTGCCTTCCGCGCCTCGTTCTCAATGGTTCTCTTGATTTCGTCTCGCAGATCCGGCGTCATCACGCTGTAATAGGCGGGAATGAGCGTCCGTGGCTGCTTGCGTGGAAAACGATTAGTGACCGTATCCACCAGATGCGCGCCTGCGTTTGTAGTGACTCGACTCTTATCGCCCATGACCTCGAATATTGAGCCTGCGGGATTGCTCTGGTAGACCTCCCAGGCAATACCAGCGCTGACACCTCGGCGGCGAAAGTTATTCCTGCGCACCTTGAATCCTGATGCGACCGCCGTTGAATCGAAACTAAGGTCGCGGCCCCGTCGCTGCTCTGTCCATGCCCCCCAGTTGGACAGCGGATTGGACCCAGGCGCAAGGTAACTAGCCTGGATCGCAACCTGCTTGCCTGCCTGCGTTATGCGCCTGTTGATGGTCTTGGCGGCAGCCGCGTCCCATTTCTCAAGCGCGTTGAACACTTGGCGCATCCCGGTTACTTCTATTTGGTAGAAGGGCATCTAGGCACCTCTCCGCGCCTTACGCATCTCGCTTGATCGCCAGCGCAAGTAGCGATACATGGTGGCCAGCATTCGTGGTGATTCCTCGGCGATAGCGCTGGGTGGACATTTCCACTCGTAGGACAAGTGAGCAAGTAGCCAATGGGCAGACGTCTCACCCAGCGGAGTTATTCCCCCGCGTCACCAACTCTGATTTCATCAACCGTGTCGGCCCATGGCTCAAACTCAAGGTCGGTTCCCTTGGATCTCTTTGTGATGTGCCAGGCGAGCCACATGATGTATTCGACTCGGGCATTGTTCGGATCGCCAAACACCGTCATCGGCTTATCAAAGTGGCGCTCAAAGGCGATGAGATCGGAGGCTCTGGCCGTGACCTCGGCCTCCGACCCATCGGCGTTCTTTACCTTCATGGCTATTTGCATCATGCGCAGGTTCTCCTTACTGGTTAGGCCGCGGTGCCGCGAACAACGGTGCCGCTAACGGGCCAGGTCACGTCGAACGTGGCCAGCTCTCCCGAAGCGCCGGAGACGATGTAGTTGTTCACCAATGCGGTGCAGGTGTAGGACGGGTTGGTCGCCGAGACGGCGGCGCTGGTCGGGGTGATGACGACCGTCGCCAAAGTGTTGAGAAGCGGCCAGAGGGTTGCGTCCACAGCGCCAGCACCGAAGTCCTGATGCCATGAGAGAGTGACGGCTGCCGACTTCAGTCCACCTGTGCGAGACACCCATTCAGTACCGAACGGGGTGGTCTCAACATCAGCGCTCTCCATGTTCAGTTCAACGCTGGCGAGCGAGGAGGAGAAGTTGCTACCGTTGATGGTGATTTTGTAGTCATTGGCTACGAACTTTGCCATGAGGGTTTGCCCTTTCCTTATTGAGCGAATACCTGCACCGCGAACTCTGCGGCGAGGTAGGTGACATCGCCCACAGGTAGCGATGTGTAGTTCCGCATCTCGGTGACGCGGAGGTCTTGAATGGCGCTGCCAAGAGTCGGATCTGACTCGATAGCCGCCTTGATGCTGGCCGTGCCAGTAGTCGCGCAGTAAGCATCTAGGGTCGCCTGAGCGCTGCGCTCATCTACGCGCCCCACGATGCAGAGAACAGAGAACTGCATTGTGTCCAAGCCGCGCGAAAAGGCCGTGTCGTAAGAGATTGAGTCAGGCTTGACCACGGCAATGGGCGGGTTGATCTGGTCGGGAATCCAGGCAGATGTGCGAAGTCCAGCGATAGTCGCCAGGTTCGTGGCGATGCCGGCTCGAATAGTGCTGATGGATGCCATCAGCCGATGCCTCGGTAACGAACATAAGGCGAGACGAGTTGGGCCACGTCAGGGTCAAGTTGCCGGGATACGCGGATCGCGCCCATGTCGCCAAAGCCTGCGACGCCCAGGGGAGAGTCCAGGCGCTTGAAGATCCTGCTGGCCTGGATCACCGCTGCCTGAGTAATGGTCATGGGGACGCTCGGCCAGCCGAAGTTGGCCGTGATCTTGACTCCAACCTCGCCGTAGTCGTTGGGCCACAGGTAGTCACCGACTGCACGGATGCGCGTGTATGCCCAGGTCAGCCCCTCGGAGAGTTGATTCAGCGGCTCTAGCTGGTAGTCGGTCGCGGTCCAGGTGACTTCCCAGGCGGGCGGGTCCTCGTCGCTGGTCTGGATGACCAGGCCGCTGGTGCTGGCAATGTCGTCCACCTGCAACAGATAGGGATCGTCAGCGGCGAAGTAGCGGGTGCTGACGGCTGTGCCAAAGGACCGACCGCAGTAGCCGTCAATCAAATCCGATGCGGCTGACCCAGCCATGTTCAGCAGGCTGTCGTCCACGCTGTCGGTAATGCGCAGCGCAGCCTTGATCTGCGCGGTGCTGGCATAGAGCGTCATGTCAATCCTCTCGCCCACTCCGCGATGCGCGTGCGGGTTGGTTCCATCGGGGGAACGATCTGCTCGGCGTGCTGGCCGTAGTCGAAGTCAATGCGCCCCGTGCTGGTGAAGGTCGCGCCAAGGTGAGCGAATCCCACCCACAGCGCCCAGTCCTCGAACGGGGCAAGGTCAGGTTGAAAGGGGATCTGCTCCCACAGCCTGCGCCGAAACGGTGACCCGCAGGGCACGAAGTTCTCGCGCACTCCCAACACAGCCGAGGGCGCGACCGGGGTCGGATGCCACGCGCCACCTTGGGCAAACTGCATACCCATCGCCACGACGTCGGCGTTGGCGAAACGCAGCCCGTCAAGGGCGTGGGCACGGTAGCGGTCGTCAGCCCCAATCCACGCGATCCAGTCCGTCTCGCAGGCTGCAATCGCCGTATTGAGGTACGCACCGAGACCGAATGGGGGAGACCCTTGGATCACCTCAGCGCTCGGCAACTCCTTGGCCGTGATTGCCGTGACGGCCTCGACGTCGGTCGCTGCGATCACAACCTTGTCTGGCGCAGTATTCAAGTTGCGCACGAAGCCACACCACGATGCCAAGTGATGCAGGTAGGTATGGCATGTCGTCACCACGCCAATGGTCGGCAGGCCATCCTCGCGGGTCAGAGCCATTGCCAGAACTTCACGGCCTGGTAGGCGATCACCTCGCGCAAATCGCCTGGATCACGGCGTCCTGCCAGGTGGTTGGTGATGATCTCGCAGCCTGCGGCCTCTGCCTCGATCAACGTGCGTGGGCACGAGTCGAAACCCTTGGGCAGGAATACGA